CAATGCTATTGGGGAATGTTTGCTTAACTAGCAGCTCAAAGATATAGCGCACAGAGCCATAATCGATGGCGTGCATCTCAGGGAAATCTTGCACATATTTATAGGTTTGACTGTAAACATCAATCGTTGAATAAAGAACCACCTCCCTCGGTTTCCATAACCTTATCTTTGTCAATACGTGATACATATTGTCAAAATCAGCGATTGGCGCCTGGTTTGCTTTCCATTTCTCTGCTGGCAAGCATGCCAAGTAAAGCGTGTCAATATCTTCCTTCAACAATGGAGCAAGGTGAATATTCTCGGAATTAAAACGACAGTCAAAGTCATGGTGCTCGCGAAGCACGCTGCCAATCAATCCAGTGCTGCCAACTAAAACGTCCATCTCAAACTGCCACTGCTGGCGCCTGTTGTCGGAAGTATTTTACGCTGCATCGACAGTTCGCGCGGCATGCGCAGCGCTGCCCAGGAAGCGGCACGCTGCCAATGGGAACCATGCCGCGAGCTGCATAATTTAGACAATCCTGACAATGCTTTGCCTGAGAATCAAGAATACGCCGCATCAAAGTGTATCCTTGTTTTTCCTGCCGAATACTAGCTCCTTCCCAAAAACTGCCGCGTACACTTTGAGCATATAGGCCGATGCGAGCAAGAGACTGGGCAACAGAAACGCGACCGCCCAGAAGGTCATTAGCAAAATTCTGTAGGTAAGCATATTCCACGCGGAGACGCTGCCCGATGCGCCCCCAGTCGGTAGCCACCATTGCTTCACGTCCGCCATTGCCGATAATTGCCGCCTGTACATGGACAAGCTTAAGCGCTTCCCTTACGCTTCCTTGCCATTGGTCCAGCGTAATATCGCCAGAGCCAAGCATACGTGTAAGACGCCGTAACTCAATACCAAGCCTGTTAATTCGACCATCCACCAATGCTTCCACTGCGCGAGCGCTGAGAAAACGTCCATTAGCGCCGCGATACCTACCACTGATAGGGTCATAGCGCCAGGATGATTGATCAAAACGAGCAATGGCTTCGGAAAATTGAGAAAGATCATTGAGGCTGGACATCCTCTGCCTCCAGAATATCCTTGAAGCGCTCAGGCGCTTCCTCCTTCCATTGATTCAATGCAGCGGAAATGTCCTCTTCATCAATAAGAGAAGCTTCATCAATGTCAGCAAGAATGAGCCCGCTTGTTTTTAATGGCTCAATGGCGTCCGTTTTACTGCTGACCATTTTCGCAGGCCCCTTACGCTCAGGATCGGGATCGGCTGCACGTTTGCGGCGCACGATTGTTTGGCGCTCTTCTTTGCTCATGGCTTGAGCTTTTGCTTGGGGAAGACACTTCGGCTTGCCTTCCTTTTCTTCGCGAGCGCCGCAAGGGCCAAGGATTTCACCATTGGCTCCAATCCTCACCCACTTTTCTTTGAACCATTTGTCAAGATCATCTGCGTGCAAATCACCTTCGTCGCTCTTGAAGGCGCCAGCTAGGGATCCGTGCTTCTTCTTGTACATTTGCTTGTATTGCTGCACTACATAGCCACTTGCATAGGCAGAAGGCCACACTTTAAATTTTGCCTTGGCAGCACTCACCGCACGAGAATGAAGCTCGGTATCGGTGAATTTTACGTCACCACGAATTTCTTCTAGATCACGAGGCAAGAAAAGACCAGCAGCACTATCTGCCCGGCTGTCTTCCACTTCCCTGCTTCCATCCATGGGAAGCGTGCCATTTTCTTCATTCATTGGATCACGCCCACCAGGAGGAACAGCAAGCTTGCCTCCATTTCCACCCCCATTTTGAGTGGAGCCACCCCCGCCTTGAGTGGGAAGCTCGCGAATGACAGATGGATCCAGAGTAAGCTCCATGCTCCACTCAGAGCCACCATAACGAGCGTCCGCCACTTCTTTCGGACTCAGCACGCCAAGCTGAATGTAACGGCCATCTACAGCCGCCACGCGAGCCCTTACGTCAGCCATTTCGCGCTCATTAAGCTCGAACAATGGATTGAAAGAGATGCGCCATGATTCGGGAAGCTCTCCCTTCGTTGGGCCTTCTTTGCTAAGCATGATGTATTCCATTAGCTTCTTGACAGGACGCTTAAAATGCGTGCCTTGGTAATCCGCTAAGGTTTTTGCGAAATCACGCTCTTCACTGCGACCAGTGGAGCCCAAGCCGCCAGGGCTTTCGCCAAATAGAACAGTATGAGGAATTTTGCTGGCGCCAATAATATCCACGCGAAGCTTTTCTAAAATTTCCCCGATGCCGCCGAAGTTGCGACTAATGAATTCAAGCTCTTCTTTTTCAGCATCAATCGCATAGCCGCGATAAATGCTCTTGCTCATATCATTCACCTGCAAACGATCACGAATAGAGCTTTCTTTGCCAGCAGCAAGCATTGCCGCCAAGCCCCTCACTTTATGAACAAAAATATCGAATTCAGTGAGGAGCGTTGCAGCGGAATTAAGACCAGTCCAGTAATGACGGAAGCTGTCATAAACAGTTTGTAAACTGCTCATGCCCCATCCATAGTTCCTTTGACGAATGCGATAAGGCAACCAATCGCCATCAAAACGCAAAATCCTATCTTTATGAATATAAGAAAGCGTCGGTTCGTTAATTAAATCTCCAGAGATGATCTGATAATAAGTGGCTTTTGAATAGTCGTATAAGTTTTCTTCGTTGATAACTGGGGCAATTTGCCATCTATCAAGACATTCAATTTCTTCAATGCGACGGATGTTACGTTTATCGACAGGCATGTAAGCGGGACGCCCATCGTCAATAAAGAGAAGTAGACAAGCACCCCCATAAAGGCGGGAGTTTTTGGCTGCAAGGTTGAGCTGTTCAAGAATGTAGAGGTCTTCAATCGTTTGTTCAATGCCTTGCACTTCTTCGGCTCTTACGCCGTCACCACCGAACAGCACTTTAAAGCCTTTCCTCGTGGCTTGATCGGCGTAGATGTCAACAATGCGACGAGGTAGCCATTCGCCATAGAGATTTTCAAGATCCTCTTGCGGCAGGAAGACGGTGGCCGTAGTTTTCGTGTACTGACTCTTATCACGACCAGTCCCCATGCCAATCAGCACGTTTTGAAGGCCGTCTGAACGGATGCCGCCTGCCGTAGCATGCCCCAAATCAATTGCTTCGCCTTCCATAACGAACGCTAATGGCTATGTTGTATTGCTTTTAGTCTAATTCCTGGATACATTGTCCGTAGAAGCTGGCCATTATGGACTGGTTAATGCCACTCACCTTTGCCTTCACTCCTGATCAGCGCCAACGGGCTCGTGCTGAAGCTTTTCGCAGGCAGTCTCTCAACGAAAAGCAAGGCAAAAAAGGCAGGAACAATGGAGCAGAGAAAGGAGATTTAGCACTACGCCATCATTTACTCGGTGCTGCAGGAGAAATGGCGGTCGCAGTGATGCTTGACATGGAAGATAAGCTCTACCAAGAAACAGAGGCAAAACGTGGTTCTGTTGATCTCCCTCCAAACATAGACGTGAAGACACGCTCTCGTCATGATTACGATCTCATCTGTCAACTAGACGAGAAGCCTGGAAAAGCTTTAGTGTTGGTTACGATACAGCACAAGATCACTCTCATCCATGGTTGGATAAAGAGCGAAGATGCAATGCAGGCGCAATGGAAAAAAGATCCTGCAGGCGGAAGAGCTGCGTACTTTGTGCCGCAGTCTGTATTACTCCCACTTCTAGAACTGCGCAATGCTGAAATGTTCTGACTTTTCTCGTCACGCCCTTAAGCTCGACCTCTATCCCCGGCAAGCTCGCATTCTTGACGACTACTTTCAGCCAGATAAAAGCCATGCAGTGTGGGCCCTGGGACGACGGTCAGGTAAGACTGTCATGGCAGCAGTAGCTTGCGTCTACATGTGCTTCGTCCTGGAAGACGAATACCGTAAGCGAGTAAGGAAGGGGGAAAAGTGGTACATCGTGACAGTGGCAAACAGTCAGGATCAAGCTCGCATTGCTCTCAACAACATTCGTCAGCTCATCCTGGACAGCCCCTTTGCTCAAGAAATTGTCCGTGAAACCGCCGACATCATTGAACTGAGCAATAATTGCGTGTTCAAGGCCATCCCCACGTCTGGACGAGCTGCTCGTGGTCTCGCTTGCGCTGGCGCAGTATTTGACGAACTTGCCTTTGCTAACGAGGGCGATGCAAACAGTGGTGGTCGTGGCATCTATGACGCTCTATCGCCTGCCATTGCACAGTTTGGAGGCAAGGGGCGCATCCTTGAACTGTCCTCTCCCTGGCTGACTGACGGCATCTTCTACCAGCATTTCAAAGAGGCAAGCTCCGGCAGGTTTCGTTTTATGCAAGCAGTGAATCTCCCAACATGGGAGATGAACCCAAGTATTTCTCAAGAGTTTCTCGACGCAGAAAGACAGCGCGACCCCGAAAAGTTTAAGGTGGAATATGGGGCTCAATTCGCGAGTAATCTTTCAGCCCTTGTTGCAAGCGATGTTATTGATGCCTGTATTGATGATCGCCGCGCAGCACTACCACCACGCCCTGAATTCCAGGGAGCTTACGTCCTTGCCCTTGACCCCGCCCGTGGTGGCGTTGGCCGCGACGATTACACTGCTTGTATTGTTCACTACGAAAATGGCACTCTTGTCGTGGATAAGTTCCATTCGTTTGTTGCTGATTTTGAAATCAATGGGAGGATGGAAGTCAATATCAATGCAGTGGAAGATTGGATTAAGGAGCAGCATCGCCTATATGTGTTTGACACGATTGTGATGGACCAGTTCAACAGCGCTGGCACCATCCAAAGCTTGGCCAGTGATTTGCCCATCACGGAACTAACTTGGACAGTTAGTTCAAAAATGAAAGCTTTTAGCAAAATGCGAGAGCTGTTCAATGCAGGACAAATTAATGTCTATCGC